AAATTTTGTTTCGTTGAATTTTTTCTTTTCTTTCAAAGCTCTGGCAATAGCCAAATCAATTCCAGATTTAGATTTTAAATGGTAATAATACAAATCCGTAAATGGAGTATTCAATCTGTCAATCCGTCCAGCTGCCTGCTGCATGACTTTATAAGAGTAATTCTCAGAAAAAAATACAATCGTATCTGTTTTGATACAGTTCCATCCTTCAGCGCCAGCGTTGTACTGTACAAGATAAACCCAACTATCGCTATCTGGTATTTCCTGATGTTTGTGTCCGTTCCATTCAGCTACGTCGACCGGAGTTTCTTCAAACAGAGTTTTCAAAATATCCAATTCATAGTCGAAATTATAGAAGATAATCATCTTCGGATGCTTCTCGAATAACTCCATGAGTGCGGTCTGTCGAGAAATATCACTGTTTACTATCTTTCTCCAGACATAACAAAGACCGCCAGCATTTAGAATAGGTTCGTTTTTATATGGATCCCATCTATCTCTGCCAGCAACCTTATAGGTCAAAATATCATAATCAACAAATACATCCTCGTGTTTTGCTATAGTTTTTCGCTTGAAATCCATATCTACAAGAATTTTGTTACGAAGTCTGATAAGTCGTCCTGTGTTATAATAGCCATCGATTTTAGGGAAGTTCGTAACAACTCGACTATAGATAACGTGGTTACTCGTGAAATCTGTCTTATTTTTAAAGAATCCATTGGCAATAAATACGGGGACATAATCCATCCAAGTATCTCCAGGGGTAGCTGATAGCAAAATCCAGTTATTAGCCTTAGCGATTTTCAGAAACGCTTTCACCCAAGCTCCCGATCCGACGACACGCTGTTCATCAAATATAAAGAAAGCATTTTTTACTTCCTTATACTTGGCGATATTGTTCCACGAATCTACCACTACTTTGTTTTCATACAAGTTTATTTCTGGATTTGTAGAGAGCAGGAAAGGCGTTAATTCGCCTTCCCACTCTTTTGTGTCCCGTTTGCGAGCAGTTGTGATTATGTATAAATCCTGAGGAGGATCATTCATCGGAACATATTCTGAAGAATATAAATCTCCATCCTGCTCTTTATAGTAGTAACCAATGGATGTACGAGACTTCCCACTACCTACACCACCACAGAGAATCTTGCCATTTTCCAAATTCTCAATAGCATCGAGTTGATAATTGCGCAGATTAAGCCACGACAAAATATCACCTCTTTAATATTCATGAGGAAACAGAATAGTCGTTACGCTTCTGTCCCACTCTGTAATAATCCAGATGGTTGTATCATCGTTATACTTATACACAGCAAGAATACGTTTACCTTCAACAACTGAAATATCATTCTGTTCTCTGTCTTCTTCGCAGGTATCGCCCCAGTCACCTTCAATATAGCGACCAAGACTGCGATTTACGAAAGTTGCAAATGTTCTATCATCCCTGTATTTATCGTGTACAGCGATTGTCATTACAACCTTACCAAGTTCGAATTTGCTCATACTGCTCTCTCCTTTCATTGTATGTCACGTAATTTTTACCAGGGTTCTTCTTCAGGTGCTTCCTGTTCAGCGTATTTAGCAGCAAATCTGCTTTCTGCAATTGTTACATATAGTTCTTTCACATATGCAGAATATGCAGGAGCTCCGCCTCTCTTGCTGCCGTAATCATAAGGATTGATTTCCAGGTCGACATAGATAATGTCGGCAGTATCGAGTCTACCAACAGTATCCTCGTCAAGGTGAATCATGTTTTTGCCTTTCTTCAGAACTACAACCGGAGGCTGAGCAGAATCGTAATTCAGCTTAACCTGCACATAATATCTGGAGTCTTCTGTTTCATCATAAGGCTGCTTGATCTTAATGTTCCAGCCGTCGTTGATCAGTTTCTGTGCCGTTTCTTCATCATCGATGAAAACACAGAAGTTGCGATTGCCTTTTTCGTTATACTGCTGTTCTCTGCCAGAGAAATTTTTCCAGAAGATTTCAGCATCTTCAATACACAGTGTTGGAATTCTTTTATAAGCCATAATTATGCTCCTTTCAAAATATCAATTAAAATGGTAACTCTGTTTCATAAATAGGTGCTCCGTTTTCGTCGTATTCGACACCCATATATGGATCGTCTGATACGAACCATTCGAAATCACCAAGATTAGAAATAGCATCAATAGCGCCAATTACGAGATTATCGTAATAAGACCTATCAATGTCGTTTTCTTTATTTAATGTCTGAACCATCTCTGCTTCAAGCCAACGATAGCCGTCAGCGCCTGTCGCAGATGCGTAAGTGGAAATATCATTGTGAGGATCAACGCCTGATTCCCGAACAAGAATCCCGCCTCCACAACCGGGCTTAATCGGACAGAATGAGCCAACTCGTCCTACGAAGTGGTAATCATGTCCTTTAGCAATTAACTCATCAAGTTCTTTGATTCTAGCAATCGTTTTATGTAATGCCGAATCAAAACCTGTAGTCATGTTATTGAGCTTGCTCTTTGGATTGCGGATTTCCTTGCTCAGTTTTGCTCGCTCATTCTCGAGCATCGCGACATCTGGAAGATTTTCATTTGTGTCCAAGTACAGAGAACTTGTCACAGATTTTGTCTCACACATATCAGAGAAGCAAATATCTTCCTTACTGAACAACGTTTTGAATACGTATGGAACAGCAAACTGAGCACCAGTAGCAGTCCACTCGCCGCCATGTTTTGCGTTATCGCCAGGAACATAGCCATACAGCTCCTGACACTGTTCTGCCGTAGCGTATTTTGCGATATACACTGCATTATTAACCAGACACATACGCTCGTAGGTAGCTTCATGCTCGAACACATAGCCATATCTTTTACCAAAATCCATTACAAACTGAATAATTTCGGGTGTTGCATCCGGAATTTTGATGGAGTCCGTTTTGATGTGGGCGACACGGAAGCCTTTCTTCTTAACAGCTTCTTCCAGTTCAATCATGAAGAGTGCCCCACGCTTGGCTACAATATTATCCTTGTTTCTCTTATCTCTAAACGGATTATCAAATTTGGCTGCTGTCAACCCATACACCGCGTTGATTGCTGTCTTCAATGCGTTTGCAAGGTCTTTAGAAGTCATTTCACCATTCAGGACCTTCTGAATGTACGGTCTTAATTTGCCATCCAGCATGTTATTTACTTCTTCCCATGCTTCATGTTTGATGGCTACACGACCGTCTACAATCTCTTTGAATCTTGTTGTAAATTCAACACCAAACAGAACCTCTGCAAGTACACTATGCGGATGCATAGACATGACATCTAACAATGCGACCAAACAATGAATCGCGTGCATCGCATCGACATAACCGCCTTCTCCAACTTCGATTTCCTTATAGACGGATTTACCAAAGCTGTATTCGTATCCAGGGAAATATGGCAAAATACTCTCATCGTTAAACGGTATTTTAAGAACCTTGTTCTTGTTTAACCATTCTTCCATTTCTGGATCGATTGTTTTGACAGGTTCCGCCATATTTCTGTAATTGAATTGGCTCTGAGGTTTCTTATTGTTGCCAAAGATAATTCTCGTTGTCAGTGCATTTGTGGTGGCGTTGGGGTTCATGTCGGCTAAGTCTGACAGAATCAATCTCGCTGTCCAGTCCGCAGACAAATGATTAAACACTGCCTCAGTTGCCAGTACATCGTTGTCGCAATATTCTGCAACCTTCGGCCATAATTCCTCAGGTACAGGCTTGTCCCAAGGCAAACCAAGCTCCTGATGATGGATGCCCAGCTCAATTTCCCATTTCTTCAGGCTCTTTTTATTCGGAGCCGAAGCAAAGTCATATACGTCCGTATAGGAAATATCATAGGCAGCAGAGAAGAACGCTCCATCTTTTTTATCGATAATACGCTTGGACAGGTCATACAACTGCTCATTGCTATAGCCCAGCATTCTTGCATATATCAGATGGTTATCGTATCTGCGGTTATTAAAGCCGATTAAATCGTACTGCATCAGCTGTTCGATGTCTTTTGGTGAGGGATTGATCATTCTCACAACTGGATTATTTTCTCCTTGAAGTTTCCAGTTCACGAGAAATAAATTAGGGAACACCTCAATGTCATAGAATACAATTCTAGGATCATTTGAAGCATTCCCTTCGAACATTTCCTCAGATTTGAATTTCATTTTACTAACCAGCTTAACGCAGTAGTCAGCCTGATTTGTACTATCCATAGCGAAAGAGAGAATATCACCTTCCATGTCCGAAACATCGTATTTCAAACCTTGTTCATAGGCTTTTTCCAAAACCATATAAATAAAATCTACACTCGGCTTTGTTGAAGCATGGACTTCTTTATTAAGGCCTTTCAGAATTGATGTTCTCAATGCCTTCTCGCTTTTTACGCCTTCAAAATTCACCATTTTTTTATCTCCTTTCAACGGCAAACCAGAGTTTATTATAGCGATTGGTAAGTTATTACATTTAGACAATTTACGTCTAAGCGAGCTTTTCCCAGTAAAAACCTTGATTTCGATATGTTCTTCATAAATTCGCCCCAGCAACGAAGGATCGCCGCCTGTGTAAATATAATGAAGATGAATACCTTCTCCGCTTTTGCTGAGCTCAGCGTAAGTCTGCGGCCATTTAGATGCCGCTTCCATATTCTTTTCGAAACACTTATTACCATTTTCGTCAGGAATATCAAAGTCAACTACGATGTGGTTTATATCGGTTGGCTTTGTATAGTGAAGTTTAGTTGTATCTATATCAGACAGCTTTGTCTTCACATTCTCCCATTTTTTATTAGGAATTTCTGTTACTGTTGTGGCATATTGAGCAGGCCAATCTTTGCAAACCTCATCAAAGATGGATTTCGTTTCAGTGAATTCGAGCCAAGACGGCTCTGCTTCTTTTTCCTCTATGTTGTTGCTGTTGGTACTCTCAAATTTATCGGTTCTAAAACCACAATAATAGTTCCTAACTCTGGAACCATCTTCAAGAGTGTACCTTTCTTTATATTCGTGAAAATAGTTCTTCAATTCTTCCCTAAATATCCTCAAAGATAACTGATAAGCAACTTTTGCATCTTCGCAGTAGTTCTTATACATTTCCCATGCGATTTTCATTGTTGTACCGTCCTCTTTCTTGAAGATATGATAAGAGTCAACTACGAAATTATAGAAATCATTCGAAGCATCCATCATCTTGATAGGAATATACCCGTCATAATAGTTCGGGTTTTCCAGATAGATATCCAGGCAATGCTGCGCGATAGCTCCCAATTCAAATTTGATTTGTTTCATAATTTTGTCATATTCCTTCTGACTTACTTTATTACCGGAAGGAGATACATCAATCAACCTTCGAATCAACCCTGATTTTGCATCCGTGATTCTTACGGGTTTGTTTGTTCCCATAAATAAGAAACATTTAAATCTGTTTGTGTAAGCAGATTTGAATTTCTCATTTACAGTCATCAATTCATGAGAAACCAAACTATTCAGTCTGGTATTATCCTCAATTCTTGATAAATCACCGTCATGCTGAATTGCTACAAGAGGATTGCATTTAAACGGCTCCAGCGCAAAAGAATTATTCGAGGAGCCCAGTGCTTTTGCATCGAAAACAGAATAATATCCTTCGAAAAGCTGCTGGATAATATTCAGAATTGTAGATTTACCTGTACCGGCTGAACCATACAACACCATAAACTTCTGCAGATGCTTAGAATCTCCAGATACAATGGAACCAATCGCCCATTCAATTTTATGCCGTTCTTCTTCGGTATACAGAGTTGAGATCAATTTCTCGTAAGCATTGATATTCCCCTTCTCCAACGGATAAGGAAGGCGCTTACTTGCATAATCTTTCTTATTTGTCTCTGTATTCGAGAATATCAATTTTTCATCCAGCATAGTAAAAGAATCTCGCTGCTGTCGCTGACAGTATTTATGCCAAGTATCAATTATTCCTGTTTCAGAATCCCACATATGAAGAACTCTGAAATGACCATCAAATCGTTGACTGTTTTCCTTTGCATAGTTGTCAAGCTCACGGTCGATAAGGTCTATTACATCCTGCTCATCTGTAGACCATAACCCTCGTTCCTCAATCCAGACGGCATAGAAATCACCGCCTCGAATCATTAGATCGGAGCTCTTACCAACTTTGAATTTAGGATAGATTTCTATCATGCCACGCTTTGTAGAACGTGTCGAAACCATCAAAAAGTCAAACATTGATTATTCTCCTTCTTCTCTCTTTCCGCTTTTCTGTTCCTCTTGCATCTCGCAAATTTTCTTTGCAAGGACTTCCATTTTTGCATCCTGTTTTTTCTTGTTCTTCAGCATTGTATACGCCAAGCTACAAATCAAAAATGCAACGCGAGTATTGATTTTAGACTGCTGTTTCATATCACACTTAATTGTTTGAATCGAAGCATCATTGCTTCGAATAGTTCCAAAAACGTAGCTGAGCATTTCTTCCATAAATATCACTCCTTCTTTAAAAAGCTTTCCTGTGTCTCAAATTTCCAGTCCTTAGGACCGTTAAACGTGAAAATGAATTCACAATTGTTATTGTGGCGAATTCGAATACAGTTTCTGCCATGAGGAAACCATACTTTGATTCTGGTTCCCCCATAGTTTGGAAACATTTTTTCGAACGCCTTAAGTATCTCTGTATGTGCCATTACCAGCCCTCCTTGAAAATATCTTGGGTATTTGTGAGATATAAATTCATCTGTATCCAGATTTCTTCACAGCGCATATCATGGTTGCTGCTAACTGTGAATAATCCACCAGAACCGTTTCTTGCATATTCCCTATGTAAGAATGTTCCAACTACATCTCTAACATATCCGCTGTCAAAATTGGAATCTGTCATATTGATGAGCTTTAAGCTTCTTAACATCTCCATAAACCACATACTGGTTCTGTCCCCAATATCTTGGTCTTCCATGATTTGCTCTTCGCGAATGGCTAAGGCCGCCATCATTTCCAGAACAGAACAAGGTCTGTCGTCCAGATAAGCAGCGACCATAGCATCATCGTAATCGTATTCATAGCAGAATCTATATCTCAAATCTGTGCCGTCATCTGCCCGATTTGCATCCATCGCAATCAAATACTCAAACGATACAGAATGAAGATACCAGAGGAGTTCCCGGTAAGACTTATGACTGTCAATCACTTTTTCATAGAGCCAGTCAAAATATAATTTATTAAGTCTTTCCCTTGTCATATTTTCTCCTTAAATTTTAGGTCTTTTTACCTGATGGTATTTTCGCTCATCCATCAGGATCTCATAATCGCATCTCCGCTCATCATTACGAACATAAACTGAATCTTCTTCATACTGTCCGAACGTGCTTAACGAATCCATTCCAACGATTCCGTCCACATCATCCACGATGTTATCATCTTCGTCAGTAAGTACGCCATCAGCATAATATGTCAGACTGATTTTTTCATAATCGTACAACTCGCCAAACTCTTCTGGCGTAATTACATGAGGGCTGCAATTCTTCTTTACATTACTCTGCCCCATTTTTATATCTCCATATTTCTGTTCCTCGATGATCTTTTTTGCATTTTCCAATGCCATTTCATCGACTTCTCCATCTTCTCGCTCTTCGCAAACATCACTCTCGGAAGCTGTTTCTTTGTCGGCTTTTTTATCTCTTCTTCTCATAGATTGAATTTCTTCATCTATACGCTTTTCATATTCGTTCTTGGAAATAGCCCAGGTAACAATCGAACCGATTGCTGCGCCTACGATAAATCCAATAATCGAATTATTCTTACTCATAATCGTTTTCCTCCTCTTCTTCGGTTGTGAGTGTAATTACTGTAACTGCCAGTCCACCGAACAACGCTGAAACACTCAGCAGAATTCCACCAGTAATATGTCTTTTTCTTTTCGTATCGAGTAACTGATCGATCATATAAATCATATTTTCAAGACCGTCCATATTTACACCTGCTTTCCGCCATGCAATACAGCAATACCTCCTACAAAACAGAGACTCGCAATCCCTGCCAACGCGTAAGATAAAATATTTGTGATATTGTTCATACAGATGCCTCCTTAATAGCTTGAAAAATAATGGTTGCCTTCTTTTAGTAATGGAGTTCCATAGGATGAATATTTTTCTGTTCTGAAGAAGAGACAGCTCGTATTTGTCCGAGATTTTAGTTCTTCTTTTACGAGATTTAAAATATCATCTCTAACATAGCAACGTTCGATTCTTCCGTTCCACACAGATGTGAACTGACTTTTCTGATAGATAACTTCTCTACCACTATTGGGCCAATTTGGATGATCAATACGATTTAGAATCGTATCAATTACCAGGCGTTTTCCCAATTCAGATTCGCCCTCTGCTTCAGCCATAGTCACAAGCGAAATAAGATTCATATCTTCTTCTGACATCGGGTACGATTCTTCCTCTATTGGTTCGACTACAATTTCTTCAGCTTTTTCTTCTTCCTGTACTCGCTGCTCCACAATCGTCTCCGGAATAATCTCAGCATCAGTCTTGACATTGAAAAATATCAATGTGAATAACGCAGTCAGCAATAAGAACAAACAAATCCTAAATGTACATCTTAAAGTCATAGACCAACCTCCTTAAAATAAAAGACCACCCTTCAGTGATCTCTGAGGATGGTCGTCTGTGCTTATGCGAATGTTCTTTCGTATTTCTTTGTTTTCATCAGCTCATAGATATTGCCGTCACAATTAAAATCAAGCGTGATGACTCTTTCCAGACCATTCGGGAAATCGGGGTTCTCTCTGTATGTTACATCGATATTAAAATCAACGAAGCCATCTCCCATATCTTCTTCGTGTTCAGGTGTCCATACCCAGCCTGCCAACTGACCTTCTGGTGTTTTAGGCAAATCCAATCTTTCCAGAATTTCATTCAGGAAAATATGCTTGCAAGCTCTAAGCTTATCCGTAGCATACTGCTGTTCAGATTTCAGGTACAGCATCATATAGTCAAGGTTATCGCTCCACCAGGAAACCATAGAGCTATCGATTACAAACTGTGTATAATCAGTAGCTGCGTTTGTATCTACCACTCCGACAGTCTTTTTAACTTTTTTCGTCTTGCCGTCTTCATCTGTAATTGTTTTCTCAATCTTCTTAGCCTTGATGTTGTATCTCAGCTCTTTATCAACATCAGAGCCAAAACGTTCTACGACACGACCTCTATATTCCTTGAATGCTTTAGAAGTCGCCGTAAATGCTGCTGTAATTGCTGCATTTCGTTTTCTCATAATGTTATGAGATGTCAGGATACCCGCAACAGAGAAACCGCCGATAATTACTGCCGGCGCATAACATGCCATCAGTTTCATGCCAGTCTGAGCATAGATCAAAGCCACGTCTTTCTTTCTAACCTCGGGTGTATAGCCGTGTTTTTCACACAGTTCCGCATCATCTGCCACCTTATGTACGGATTCCAGATTTTCTTTTGCCTCGTCCAAAATATCACAAGCTTTTGTTGTAGCTCTGCAAGCCATTACAGTGCTGCCAATAACACCGATGATACCTGCTACAATCAGGATTTCAGCGTCATTGGATTTTACTTTTGTTTTGGCTTTTGTTGCTGCCATTCTAATTTTCTTGGGTGCTTTAAACTTTCTCATCTTATTTAACTCCTTTCGATTTTTTTTCTTTCAAATGATTGATCAGATGGTTAATGTACCACTTTGCTTTTTCCAGATCCTGAATACCGTTCTTTTGATTCCAACGGCAAATATATTTGATTGCGTTGCCTGTATCGGTCGCTTCAATCCCGACCAAATTTTCTGTAAAGGCTTCGATCACATCGATTACTTCGATGCCTTTTTCAGACTGATAGTGATTAGGAGCTTTCACCATCTGGTCCTCTGTAAAATCACCATTTTTTTCGTGCTCGCTCATTTTCATTCCTCCTCTCAGAATGTCACAATCCAAAGACATAATCTGATTGTTACCGTCAGAATAATAGTCACCAGAATTGCCATAAAACAAATAACCAGAAGATTACCTAAGAATCTTCCCAGCAGATTTGCTATTGTGTTTTGTTTATCCATAGGAACAGGATATTTCATGCAGATGCCTCCTCAATCCAATGGTAACGGTCTAGGCATGCGAATTGTAAAACCGCCACCTCTTACACTTACCGTGTCAGCTCTTTCAATATTCTTCCAACCGTACTTATTATCTGTATAGTTAGCCTGTACGTTAGACAACTCATAGTAATCGGCAACAGTAGCAGTCCCATACCGATCAATGATGTCATCCATCATTCGCAAAACATCCAAAGCTTCGCCTCTCGTATCAAATATCAATTCGGCAAGCTCATAGCTGGATCTGGCGCGAACCTGATTATAATCTCTGCGATTATTTTTATTATCGTAATAATCGCGATAGGATACTTTTGTACCGTTTCTGCCGCCACCACGGCTGCCAGAGCGCTTTTCTCCAAAGAGAATAACATTGACCACGTCGCTGATTGTATCCTTGAAACAAGGAACAAGCACATCTTCAATCATGTGAGATCTAACATCCTCAATGTCCTCAGGAATGATTAAATCTACTGCTTTTTGAAACAGTCCTTTTTTCTTTGTCCGCACCTTACCAGAAACAACAGGCTCTACTTTTTTCTTAGGCTCAGTTTCCTTCTTCTCATTTTCTTCTCTGTATTTGTGAGAATTGGGTTTTAATTCCTCCATTTTTCCACTCCTTTTCAGTAAAAAGAAAAAAGAGAGAACGCCTGTAATAGACGCTCTCTCTCTCAAGCTTTGTTTATTTCTTCTTTTTGTCTTCATCAATTATTTCGGTTGCTGTTCCATCAATTGTTTCATCAACATGACTTTTTTTCTTTGCTTCCTTTGCAGCTTTCTTTTCGTCTTTCTTAGCCTGTTTTTCTGCCTTCTTCGCTTCACGCTTTTCTTTCGCATCGGATACAAACTCCGCAGCCTTCTCTTTTAAAGGTGTACCAAATTTTACGATTGCGCCACCAATCAGTGCGCCACCTAAAACCAGTCCTGCCTTCACAAGAGTGCCTGCCAGATTGCCATCTTCCTCGTAAGAGTCTACGTCAAATTCGATTTTCTCAGGTTCGACACAAGTAAGTTCACAAGATTCTACTGCATTGTTTTCGATTTCCTTTGTTTCAATGTTTTCAAATTCACTCATAATTTTAGCCTCCTAAAAGATAATAAAGTAATAATATAAACTGAGGGTTACCCCTCTCCATAATAGAATTTGTAAATTCTGCGGATTTGAAGATTAGGTAAAGTCATAGAATGGTGGATTTATATGCCGGATAACAATACAAGGTCTGTTATCGTTTGTGAGCTTCGTATCATAACTTAGTTCAATGTAAGCCGTATCAATATTCCAACCCAAGATTTCGCCAACATCTATGGGGTCCAAATTTATTTCCCAATAGAACTCGTTAAGAGTAATATACATTTCCTCTCGCATTCTACGATTCAAATCGTTGACATTTTTCTCCAGCTTTTGAACATTCGCATAAAAATAGCGTCCAGACATTGCATCGAAACACAAGTCATTACCGGAGCCAGTATCAATAACTTGATGCTGAGAAATTGGATTGGATTCTAATTTTTCCTGTGCAATCTCAGAATGAATCTCTTTCTCTTTTTCCTCTCCGATTTTTTCAATTACTTTGTGTCGATAATCTCTGAACGCCGTTTCAGATAATGAACATGCTGCAGCTAACGCTGTATATCGCTTTACCATTACTTTATTGCCCCAGATCAAAAGAGCAACAGAAACACTCCCAACAAGAATTGCCGGAACATAACATTTCCACGTTAACTTTACTGTTTCTTTAACCTCAACAATCTCTAATTCGGTTTCTGCTTTCTCTTCTTCCAGAATCTTTAAGGCTCTTGGTGTTGCTCTAACTGCAAGGATCGTGGATGTAATCATCCCTGCGATTCCTAAACCAGTAAAGATTTCCGGAGCATGATTTGATGTTTTTGTACGGACTGTTTTACCAATCCTCTTAATTCTCTTATGCATCTTTTTTCTCCTTTCCGTTTATAATGAACCAAACAAGAATATCCTCAGCTAATTCTTGAGCAACTTCAAATCGTCTGCCATACTCCCAATTCTCTTTATTGCCAAATACATCTTTGTTTTTATATAAGAACATTTCTCGAATATAGTTCTCGACAATCAATTGTCCGTCCTTCTCGGGATTTCTTTTGATCCTATCCATTATTTCGTAGGCGGCACACCGTCTGTAAGAATACTCCTCCAACAATTCTTTAGGAACTTGATCTACTGGAGTTGATAAATATCTATTTATGTACCGCAATACAAACGATGCTGTTAACCGCTCATAATACACTCAATACCACCTCCTCATTCATGTGTAACAAATGACATTATGTAAGATATCATCAGCAACCAGAATCGCAATGCTGAATATCATTTCCTGCCTGCTCCCTTCTTCTGAAATAGCCCAGTAATAACTCACTTTGTCGTAGTATTGCTGAACAATCCAACTCGGAAGATCTTCTGGATTGTCTAATAATAGCTGCAGTATTTCATTAGCAGCTGCTCGTTCATAGATATGCTCTTCGAAAATATCAGGCGGCCAATTCTTTCTTGGTTCGAAATAATTATCGCCAATGTATTGTATTAACATAGATATAGCCGATTCATTTTCAGGCAATCGCATCTGAATCACTCTTTTCTTTCGAGTTCATCACGCACAACTTCACGTACAAACTCCTCGCTTTCTTCTGCATCGAGTCTACTGTCAATGAATCTATCTGCGATATAAGGCAACGCAAGAGCAGCCCCTTTGAGTAGCAGGCTTCCAAATTTAAGCCAAGTATTTTTGTTTTTCATATTTGTTCTCCTTTCAAATTATCAATACTCGAATTCGCATTCCATATAATCTGCCGTAGGCGCAAACGGCATCCAGATAATATACTCATCTCCTTCTAATTTGTGTTCGAAGTCAATCCAGTTAAGGTCGTAATCTATATCCATAGACCATCCAATAGAAGTGCCATATTCGATTGGTGGTGCTTGTAGAAATTCCAGCAACTCTTTAACGTCTGCATATCCTCTCAACGCATAGTTTCTGTTGAAATGATACTCGCCTAGAATCACCTGCTTTTCTGTAGATTTGAACCGCACATCAAACTCAGGAATATAGAACCAAAATTCTTTCTCGCCAAGTTCATCCGTTTTGTATTTACTTTTTTTATCTTTGATTTTCTCTCTATCTATGATGTCATTTGCATCTGCTCCGAATAATTCTCCAACTTTATCACGATGCTCGTTATACAACTTTTGTAACGCCGTATAAGCACCGATCATGGATGCCTTCTGTTTTCGGTTTAGAAAATCAGCGCCAAGTATGAGAGACATTGCAGAAACCCCTGTGATAACCGCTTTACTATAAGCTGGTGCGGCAACAGTCACTATCTCTACTTTCTTTAATTCGTCGCCCTTCTTCGTTTCTGCCTCGTCCAACAATTCCCTGGCTTTAGAAACTGCTTGCGCTGCAAGAATGATTGTCGCAACGAATCCCACACATCCGCCAATCGTCATAATCGTTGTTGTATTCCTCTTAACAAACTTACTGGATTGACAATATGACCTGTGTAACCATCTCATTCTTTTCATAAAAATCCTCCTTTCTTAAATCTTAAAGTGAATACAAAACATAGGAGTCCTTGTAAGACTCCAAAAAGAATAGAGTAGGATTCGAACCTACAACCTACTGATTACGAATCAGTTGCTCTCCCAGCTGAGCTATCTATTCTCCATAATAGAACTTGTAAATTTTGCGAAAAGACAAGAGACTCTGTATCGAGCCTCCATATCTTATTATTTCTTCTGTTTGTGTCTGGTTGCTATTTTCCATATAATCGCAATACACACAATTAAATCTGCCCCAAGCACGATTAGGAATATGCTCCCCGTGCCAAGAAGTAACAGCGCTATAATTGCAAGAATTGCAAGAATTAAAAATGTAATCATATAACCACTCCTTTCCATAATAGGGTTTGTAAAACTTGCGAAAAAAGAAAAGACCGAGCTGAAGCTCGATCCATTCCTTTTGGTACTCATTTATCCCAATTGAGTACACTGTCTAAGTAGTCTTCATTTTCTTTTTCAGGTGAATCCTTTTTCGATTCCTTACTCCAGCCAAATAACTCGAATAAACCCATCTTCCACCAAGTATATGCTGTACAGATAGCACTAACTACCATACTCACACCTACAAGTTTCAAATAGCCTCCCCAAGTAATGGGTTTGCTGAGCCAAGTATTCTTTTTCATAATATAAAACTCCCTTCTTAAAATATAAAGTTTTCTACTCCATAATACCCCATGTAAATTCTGCGGAAAAAAGAAAAGCCCACGTAGGGCTTAATCCTTATTCTGTTACGCTGTCTAATACGGCAACGCATTCTTTTAACAGTTTATTTCTTCTATTTTTTGTTTCATATTCTACAGCTTTGATATAAAGTTCATTTGTTTCAATGTACAAATCTACGAGATTTTTCAATCTAACTGCTGTCAAAAGTTGAATAGTTTCAATATTCGTACTTTTGATAGTTTTGATAGCATCGCTAATTCTCTGTTCAATTTTGTCCATTAAATCCATAATTTCTTTAGTTGCTGTCATTAAAAATCATCCTTTCTAAATAAATAAACAATGTTTCCATAATACAATATGTAAAATTCGCGCTTAAATTTTGCGCCTATCAAAGACTGTCTCCCATCGCTCTCTTTTGATAGGTTTCATCTTTAATGCCCACATAATTTGGCGAATAGTGACAGTGGGATATAGTCCGTCCGCACATTCTCCTGCTCTTGCATCGAAAAACTCTTTGAATTTAGGATGCAGATATAACACATCTGTTAACCATGGATCCACCTCAGACCACCAAGTCTTTTTGGTATCAGCTTCATAACGCTGCTGTATTATAGAAAGGCCTTTATCTCCAATCACGAATAAAGTACACCTTGTATAAACCGGATGGTCGCAAATATAAATTTCCCCATACATAGAAGCATAGAACTCAGGTTTTTCATAATGATATCTCATAACTCGCTCCACAACATTGCAAAAAAGAAGAGCCCGTGTAACACACGAGCCCATCCCTTTACTTAAATCTGAAAATGTTTTTTACGGATTTCCCAGGTGTTGTAGTAAACATTTGAGCATCTTCGCCTGTCTCCCAATCCATACATTCACGCATTAACTCTCTCTGGTTGTTTTTATCAAGGTTCTTGAGAATTATCTGTCCTCCAAACGCAGCAATGCCAAACACAACACCCTTGAGAATATCAACCGCGATTTTCCTCTTGGATTCTTTCTTTCCATCTTCAATCTGATTTTCTTTCTCACGAATGTTGTGTGCATCAGTTGCCTGTTTGAATGCCTGTTTCCCTTCCTCGCTTCCAGGTTCTGCATTCAATGCATCTTCGAGATTCTTTCTTTCGATGTCCTCCCACAACTCCTTTGTTGTTTTCTCTTCCATTAAAAATCATCCTTTCTTATTTATTAGAGTTTTTATCCTCCATAACACACCTTGTTATTTCTGCGTAAGATAGTTTTCATTTTTTACTTTCAAAACCACAAATTCTTCTTTAGCTAATTGTTCAATATTTCCTCTTCCAATCTCTAAAAATAAATAGGGTTTTTCGTCTGGTATAGAACGATCAACCCTTAAACTGCCAATTGTTTTTGTTTGATAGAGATGTCTCATAATCTGAGAACCAAAAACGATGCCAACTAATAATGCTGTGCAAATATAAATCCACATAAAACCAATCCTTTCTAAAACATTTTTCAAGTTTCCCACCCCGGGATTTTTTCGCTTATGAATTTATCATTTTTTCCAGTAACCTTCATACTGAAAAAGAAAAAGGAAAAGAGAACGTTAAAGTTCTCTGACATCCTTTCTAACAAAAAACAGCGGTACGCCAAATACCAATGTAAAAAGTAAAAACGTACAATCTCCATCTACAAGAGCTGTAATTATACCAACACCGATAATGGCTGATGCCATCATCTTGTTCCATAATGTTCTCCTTAAGTATCTGTGAAATCTGCTCTCTTTTTTCTTTTTCATCATAAAATACCTCCTTGTTTTTTTTCTTCATAAAGGGAGGTGTAAATCCTGCGAAAAAAGAAAAAGCCCTTGTGGGCTTAATCTATCATTTAAAAACTGTATATTCGCATCCTTTTTTCTTCAGAATAGATTCTACAACCATGAAATTGGGTAAATTCAATTTCACCGTAACAAGTTTTGCTGTATCATCTTTAGAGTATCTTATATCATAAGCTACACCAAGATCGTTCAACACTTCTTGTAAAATGATTAAATTATCCCATTTCATAACCAGAATCATTCTTTCTCTTGTTTTAAAAATTTCTTTTGCCATATAAATTCCTCCTTAAAATGATAGTGTTTTTTCTTCATAAAGGAAGATGTAAATTCTGCGAAAAAGAAAAGAGCCCTTGTAATAAGGACTCCTTACCTCTCATACTTTGAAACCTATCGTTTCTTTTCGTATTTTTGTTTGAACCTCCGGTTCTTTTTTAGAATCATATTCTATTCCAAACAAAACGCATCCAATCTGAGCACACGCAATGCCTTTGTTAGCCATTTCTTGCAAGCATATAATGTTTATCGAATTTAGATTCGACAAGATATTGCTTGCTATTCTTGAACCCAAAGTATAGCCTGCTCCAATAATAAATGCTGTTCTGAAATAATGTTTCATAACCACACCTCCATAAAATATAAACCACGTGTTCATAAAGAGAGGTGTAATTTTTGCGAATAATCATTTATTTCCATGCAAGATAAGTTCAACAACCATTATGAGTAGTAAACCTAACTCTTCATTCTTTTTATCGTACAATTCCAACACATACGCATCCGGTATAGAAAATGCACTATCAAATTTCATAACGAGCGCATCATTTTTGTCCACAACCGTAAAGCTATTCTGCATAAGATTACCATCAAGATGCCAACCTTTGAACCCAATATTAAATTTAATTTTCGCAGACACTTTGCGACTAATGGTTTCGCCCATTCCATTAAGATGTATTGTATATGTTCCCATGCCCATTTTATCTGAAAGAGTAGCATAGCCAATTTCTCTATCATTGTTATTATACAATCGAATACAGGGATACCCAAATGTAAGACTATCTGTTTTTATACTATACTTCTTATTATCGGATTGATCATACACTACAAAATTACGTTTTATAGCCATAGTTTTCTGTTTAATATGTAATACATATTTCGCCACACTTTTGTTCGTAAGCGTCTCTATAGAGCGGGTATTTTCCATATGTTTTACAGTACCAAACTTTACTGCGTTTCCAGCGGTCCTTACAGCGGCTTTCGTAACCATCTTTTTTAACAACCCCATGTTCTCACTCCTTACTGCTATTCGATAGCATATTAGCATATTGCTCCCTTTCATATAAGCACACGGAAATAATACCATTTATCGGTATATTTTTCAACAAATTCTCTCACTCTCTCGCCTGACTTAAAAGCCAGAAAAACTTTCGGTATAAATCGTAGTAAACATCTTTGCTGCACGGAATATTAAATCTAGTTTTCATGTTCACATAGCTTCGCCCTTCTGTAACTGCTGTTAAAATGTATTTTCCTAAATACAAATCTGTATCAGTAGCAGCCTTCTCCACTATACGCATTCGTGCAGAATAATAGAGCCTCACTTCAGCCATCTTCAATACTGGATTAGAAATAGAATTTGTCCGAGATGCTATGACACCGTCCATCGGCTTGTTTAAATACCCGTCTACAGAATTATACGCATTTCTCCACCCAGGATATTGCAAGCAGAAGTGCTTCAATTCATAGTAGCGATGTCTGTCAATATAATACTTATTTCTTTCAGAAATCTCCGGTCTGATTGTAGTTCCCATTAGCGTTTTTCCCCTTTCCAGATATATCCAGTTTCTTCATAAAGCTTTTGCGGCGAAATGTAGTAATTGATTCGTCCGTATCGACTATTCATTTCGTCTATCTTTGTAACCATTTTCCCTCCCCTATTTGCGTATCCAATAGACAGCCATCCTGCAATAAGCCCCGCTCGACCCCATGAAGCTTCTTTTCCATAGCCTCTGGCCGCTACCGCCACAGGAACGGAACCATTTGTTAAATCATCCATATATTGGTCCTCCTTTCTGAGCCTATTCTAGGTTAGAAAGCAGTAACCTCCATCCTTCTTTTCGACAAGAAAAAAGAAAATACGTTGTAGGAATTGACATTTTCTACAACCTTGTATTATATTGTCTGTGACGTATCAACCGGAAAGGAGCGAATCTTATGCTTATAACATGTCCAGAATGCGAATTAAAAATAAGCGATAAAGCATTAGCTTGCCCCCATTGCGGTTACCCAATCAAAGGTGAAAATAAACCTAGAATACGAAAGACGAACAAAAGGATGAGACTTCCAAATGGATTTGGTCAAATATCTCAGCTTAAGGGGAATAATTTAAGAAAACCCTTCCGGGCTATGGTGACTGTAGGAAAAGGAGCTGATGGGAAACCTATTTGTAAATTGCTAAAGCCAGATGCATATTTCGAAACATATAACGAAGCTTATGCAGCCCTAGTGAATTACAACAGAAGTCCCTACGATCTTGATTCAGAAATCACTTTAAAAGAGCTATATGAAAAATGGTCAACTGAATACTTCAAAGATCTTCACCCTGAAAGCACACTTATTTATAAGAGAGCTTGGAAATTTTGTTCCAGCATTGAAAATATGCTTGTAAAAGATATCAGAGCAAGACATATAAAGGGGTGTATGAAAAATGGCGTTGCTATGTTAAAGCCTGATGTCGAAACCGTAACTACTGCCCGCCATCAAACTGAAATAAAAACACTATTTAATCTTATGTTGGATTACGCGTTAGAGTATGAACTTGTAGATAAAAATTACGCCAGAACATTTAGCGTAGAATCAAAAGTTATGAGAGAAAAAAATGCAATAAAACAGGAGCATATTCCTTTTTCCGAAGATGAAATTGCTGCTCTATGGGATAATGTGTATAAAATCGAATACATAGATATATTGTTGATACAGTGTTACTCTGGCTGGAGACCTCAAGAACTTGGTCTAATCAAATTAGACAGCGTTGATTTGGAAAACTGGAAATTTATTGGCGGCATGAAAACACAAGCTGGGGAAAATAGGGAAGTGCCAATTCATTCAAGAATAAGACCTCTGGTCGCCAAAAGATACGAAGAGGCTAAAGAAATAGGAAGCAGCTACCTTTTTAACGAAACCTCGCCAAGGAGGTTAAAAAAGAGTTTCAAAATATCGTATCACAGATACTTAGCACGTTTTAATAATATTGTCGAAACATTAGATTTGAACCCCGACCATAGACCACACGATGGTAGAAAACACTTCATAACCGCAGCGAAAAAAGCCAAAGTAGATGAGTATGCTATAAAATATATAGTCGGACACGAAATCAGCGATATTACTGAAAAAGTTTATACCAAGAGAGAATTTTCTTGGTTGCGCGAGGAAATCGAAAAAATAAAATAAATTGTAAAATTGGTTATTCTAATACTGAAGTTTGGTGTTCGTACACCACTTCTACAATATGTACGAATAATGTAGGAACGAACCACTTTTTTCAGCATTTTACGACTTTGGTTAACCACTAAAGAATGCTGATAAAATCAGCAAAACCTTGATTTTATAGGGTTTTCAAAAAGTGCTATCCTCGCTGTAAGATTTTCTTAAGAATTATCCCCATTTACAGAAGGGAGATGAAGCTCCTTCATCTCCCTTCTGTTTTTTGCGTTTCCCTTTTTTATATTTTTCTCGTCACCGGTACGATGATATTTTCGCCCGTCCGTATGTTCGCCGTTTTCAGCCCGTTCACCTCACAAATTGCATCAACCATCTGTTCGGTTTTCTGTCCCTCCGCTTTATATTCCTTCGCGATATCCCAAATCGTATCGCCCCTCTGAATCTCCACAGACTCATAATACGTTTTTGTTTCTCTCCCCTTCTGCGCGCCCATGGCAAAGGTTCCCAGGCAGAGAATCAACGCCAGTGTCAGCAACAGAAATACGTTTTTTCTGATTTTTCTGGATTTTCTTACGACCCTTCTTTGTGTTCTTCTTTCCATGCTTTCGCCCCCATTTATTCCGAACATTTCTTCGTTTTATGCTTGTATATTACACGAACACCTATTCCTTGTCAATACTTTTTTGCATTTTTTGCGAACATAGGTTTGATTTTGTATCAATTCCATGCTATAATGAAAAACAACATCGGGAATTGCCGAAGCTCCGGCGATTTCCGTTTCTCGGCAGGATATTTCTGCCACTGACTTGATAATTCCCATCTATTTGGATACAATCATAAGGAGTGAGTATATGAGTGAGCTGTCCGCAAAGCAAAGACAAATTCTGGAATATATGAAAGCAGAAGTGCGGGAAAAGGGCTACCCCCCTTCGGTACGGGAAATCTGTGATGCCGTTGGGCTGAAGTCCACCTCAACGGTGCATGGGCATCTGTCCCGTCTGGAAAAGAAGGGGCTGATTCGCCGCGACCCAACCAAGCCCAGAGCCATTGAAATTCTGGATTCCGACTTTGATGCACCTCAGCGTGAATTTGTGAATGTGCCGATTGTCGGCAATATCACCGCCGGCACCCCGATTCTTGCTGTGGAAAATATCGAGGATACCTTCCCGATTCCCGTGGATTATATTCACAATGACACCGTGTTTATGCTTCGTGTCAAGGGGGAAAGCATGATTGAAGCAGGCATTTTTGATAAGGATCTGATTCTGGTTCGCCAGCAGCAGGATGCCAATAACGGCGATATCGTCGTTGCCTTAATCGAGGATTTTGCAACCGTCAAAACCTTCTATAAGGAAAAGGATTTCATCCGCCTGCAGCCGGAAAATCCCTCTATGTCACCCATTATCGTAAAGGACGTTGCCATTTTGGGCAAGGTCATCGGTCTGTTCAGAAAATTCTAAGGAGAGATGAAAATATGTATGGTTATGTAAAGGTCGGTTCCGCTGTACCGAAGCTGCGGGTTGCCGATTGTGTCTATAATAAAGAGGAAATCTTGAAGCTGGTGGAGGCAGCCGCCGCAAAGCAGGTGCGCGTGCTGTCCTTCCCCGAGCTCTCCGTTACAGGCTATACCTGTGCGGATTTGTTCTTTCAAGCACCGCTTCTGCACGCCGCCGAGCAGGCAATTCAGGAGATTGCAGAAGCAACAGAAGCACTGAATATCTTCCTCCTGATTGGTGCGCCCATCGCTGTGGATAATCAGATGTTCAACTGCGCTGTTGCCCTCTACAAGGGCAAGCTTCTGGGTATCGTTCCCAAAACACATATCCCCAACTATAGCGAATTTTATGAGGAACGCTGGTTTGCCTCTGCGGATGACCTTTTGACGGAAGAAATTACTTATGCAGGGCAGAATGTTCCCATCGGCGCAGACCTGATTTTCGCCGCTGCGGATTTCCCTGCACTGAAAATCGGCGTAGAAATCTGCGAAGACCTCTGGGTACCCATTCCCCCCAGCTCCTATCTGAGCCTGTACGGCGCAACGCTGCTGCTGAATCTTTCCGCAAGCAATGAGCTTGCCTCCAAGCCCGGCTATCGCCGTCAGCTGGTGTCTCAGCAGTCCGCGCGCTGCCTGTCCGCTTATGTATACACCTCCGCAGGCACAGGCGAATCCACACAGGACGCTGTATTCAGCGGACACAGCATGATTTACGAAAATGGTACGCTTTTCGCGGAAACAGAGTCCTTCTCTCGCGAAAGCCAGTTTGTTTATGCCGATATCGACGTAGAAATGCTGATGAGCGAGCGCAGAAAGCACACCACTTTCATGACCCATCTGCAAAAAGCAGAGGCACAAAAATTCTATCGCCAGATTTTCTTCGATATGGCAGAGGACACCACACTGGACAACTGGAGCAGACCCCTGTCCAATGTCCCCTTCACCCCAACCACAAAGCTGGATGCACGCTGCAAAAATATTTTCGCCATCCAGACAACAGGCCTTGCAAGACGCATGGAGCATACCCATGCCGATTCTCTGGTGATTGGCATTTCCGGCGGTCTGGATTCCACGCTGGCACTGCTGGTCTGTGCAAAAGCCTGTGATTATCTCGGCATTGACCGCACCCATGTCATCGGCGTAACCATGCCCGGCTTCGGCACAACGGACAGAACCTATCAAAACGCCCTGACGCTGATGCGTTGCCTTGGCATCACCATGAAGGAAATTCCTATCCGCGATGCTGTCATTCAGCATTTCAAGGATATCGACCATGATATCAGCCTGCATAATGTTACTTATGAAAACGCACAGGCGCGTGAACGCACCCAGATTCTGATGGATTTGGCAAATAAATACAATGGTCTGGTTGTTGGCACAGGCGATTTATCCGAGCTGGCTTTGGGTTGGGCAACCTATAACGGCGACCACATGTCCATGTATGGTGTCAATGGCGGCATCCCTAAAACACTGGTGCGTGTTCTGGTAAAATGGGTCGCAACAAACGGCGAGGTAGACGCAGAGGCATCCGCCGCTCTGCTGGATGTACTGGATACCCCTGTCAGCCCCGAGCTGCTGCCGCCGGATGAAAACGGGAAAATCAACCAGAAAACCGAGGATTTGGTCGGCCCCTATGAGCTGCACGATTTCTTCCTTTATCAGATTATCCGCTTCGGCTATCATCCTGCAAAGATTCTCTTCCTTGCAGAAAAAGCCTTTGCCGGTGAATATGACAGAGCAACCCTTCTGAAATGGCTCAAGAATTTCTACCGCCGTTTCTTTATCCAGCAGTTCAAGCGTTCTTGTCTGCCCGATGGCCCGAAGGTTGGGGCATTGTGCCTGTCTCCCAGAAGTGACTGGCGAATGCCTACCGATGCAGTCAGCCGCATTTGGATGGACGAGGTCGAAAATCTGTAATTTTATACAAAAAAGCTGAGATATCTATTACAGACACCCCATTTGTTAGACAGTATACTGTTTCACAGGTGGGGTGTTTTCCTATCTCAAAAGAGCTGCCAGGCAAACGATACTGCATCGGAATTTAAGAAACCGACAGTACCGGCAATGCCGGAGGAGACGCATCACCGCCGCAGAATAAGCCGAATAAAGGCAAATTTTAAGGGCCTATCGCCTGCAATATACAGACAATAAGCCCTTTCGGTTGCTTGAATTGTTTTGCTGAAAAATATTTGTCTAGCCCTTCGGGGTGCCACTCAACGGAGATACCCCATTTCCTTTTTATTTATAAACACGAACCTTTTCAATACGATTCTTATCCATTTCCTCAACCACAATCCGCAGTCCATCAGTCTCGATCACCTCGCCGTTTTTCGGAAAATCCCCTAAAAGCTGAAGAATATACCCTGCAATGGTATCCACTTCCTCGCTTTCCAGCTCGGTACCGACAATTTCATTGAAATCCTCCAGACGGGTGCTGCCGTCCACCACGAATTCGTTATCCTTGATGACCTCGATTTCATCTTCCTCATCATCGTATTCGTCTCCGATTTCTCCGACAATTTCCTCAACAATGTCCTCTGTTGTAATCATACCGGATGTGCCGCCATATTCATCCAGAACGATTGCAACCGCCAGACGGCTGTTTTTCAGCTCCGCCAGCAGCTCATCCAGAGGCTTGCTTTCGTAGGTGAAAAATGGCTCTCTCATATATTTTTCTGCCGAGAAGGTCGCTTCATCCAGATAGAAAATATCTTTGACATACAGAATACCGACAATATCATCCAAGTCCTCGCCATAAACAGGCATACGGGAAAAACCCTCCTCCTGCACCTGACGGACGTATTCCCCATAGGTCACATCCAACGGAACCGCAACGATATCCGTTCTGGGTGTCATGACATCCTTCGCCTTGGAATCCCCGAAATCAAACACGTTGTTAATCATTGTTCTTTCGTCTAGCTCCAGCACGCCCTCTTCATGGCTGACATTGACCATGGTTTTCAGCTCTGCCTCTGTAATCAGCGGTGCTTTTT